TTAAACTACCACGAGACAAACGCTGAACGTCAACAACTAAGACACCTTTTATTTCAGGTCGCTCAATTCGACGTAGTACCTTATTAATCTCGATTCTATTTTTTAATGTCTCACCGCTGCCGATTTCTTTATATTTATTAGCAGCAGGTATGGACCCGCCAAAATGCCTCATAGCGTATTCGTCCAGGATCTTCTCATGCTTCTCTAATTGCTCTTCCACAGTTAAAAGCGGATCATCAAACTGGGACTTCCGTCCGTACTCTAATATTTCTTCTGGTCTAAATGTTGGATATTCTCTATACATCAGTTATAACTCTCCTTTCTTGTGACAATATTACTAGAAAAGGAGTGAAATTACAATTAATTAGACTATTTAATCTAGATTTAAAATTCGGTGATATGCCGCACGCAGGTGACAACGGGAATTGCTATAGTACAATAGTATCCAGCACCTGCCCCGGTGTTAAATGAGGTGAATATGAAGAAAATTTACAATTATGAGAATTGTGAGGTAGTTATACATATACCTGACGACGACCAGTTTCAAGAAAGATTGAGCAGAGCTTCAGAAAATTTTATGAGAAAAGTAATGAGTGAGGGAAAGAAAAATGGCAACAGTAATTCGTCCGCAAATTTCAGAAAAAAGTAAATACTATATTGATAAACATCGTTATTACGAGCTTAAACATTTTTGCTTACAATATAACGAATGGAAGAAAGCGCATGCGTCTTGTGGAGAAGCGCTTATATTCACCTCAAAATTTGAGCAAGTGTCAACCAACGTCATGCCTTCCGATTTAACTGCTAAGTACGCTATGCGACGCGCTCAGTACGCCGAACGAATTAAGATGATTGAAATCGCCGCCAAAGATGCCGATGAGTTCCTATACCTTTATATTTTAAAAGCGGTTACAGAAGGTTTATCGTATACACATTTAAAGATGCATTATGATATTCCATGCGGAAGAGATATGTATTACGACAGATACAGAAAATTCTTTTGGCTATTAAGTGAAATGAGAGACTAGGAGGAGTTCACGATGGATAGAGATATTAAGTTAAAAATGAAGAAACGAGCAAGAATTGCAGCAGGTATTGTAAACCTGTTACAAGATGACGTCGACCATATTAAAGCCGATGCGAACGATTTCGACTTAATATGTTTGGCCGAGTCATTAAAAGACGCAAAAGCCACGATACAAATGCTATTAGATAACGTAACCGAGATTGAGTATATGTTATATTTGTTTAATTCTAAATAATTGTTATGGGGGCCTTTATGGTCCTCTTTTTTGTTTCGCGAAATTAGCAATTCATATTATGGAAACAACATTAAATATGAAAGGTATATTAAAATGGAAAACGAAAAAGTTTTTGAGTCTATCACGGAGTATAAGATTGATGTTAGGCGTTTGAAGGGAACCGAGGAATACATTGTAGTAATCACGGATGCCGCCTACGACGATTTCAGAGTAATCTTATCGGGTCGTGACGCTCGCAAATTTATGAGAAACATTGATAAGGCGATCATGGATTAATGAACGTTTCAAGAGGAGAGTCTACGCAAAGGCTCTTCTCTTTTTATTCTAGGTTAGAACATTTTAACCTAGATTGATATTTCCCGTACGTAGGTTACTTAAAACGATGTTAATTTTGTAATGTGAAAAAACTTTTTAGAAAGGAGAGATGCCATGGCGTGGATATTTGTGCTTTGTACGCTCGTTGGCGGAATGGGTGGGGCTTTCGCGATGCATTTCATCATCAAATCGCATATGAAAACCTGCGGAGTTCTTGTGGTTGATCACTCAGATCCGGACGATGGGCCGTACTTATTTTTGGAGCTTGCCACCGATCCGAGCTTCATATCCAAGCAAAGCGATATTAGGCTGAGCGTTGAGGTCAGAAACTACGTTTCGCAAAAATAACAGATTCTTTTATGAAGTGAAAAAATTATTAAAGGAGGAATTGAAAATGAACATTCAAAAATTATTGTGTTCAGAGATCAAAGACGAATTAACGGATTTGAAAGGTCTTGCGCTCGGATCTAATGAGTACAAGGCGGCGGTAGACGGAATCGCAAAGCTTGCAGATAAAGCAATCGAGCTTGAGAAGATTGATGTCGACTGTGAAGAAAAAGACAAAGATCGTGAATTTGCTAATGATCTGAAACTCAAGGAATTTGAGGAGAAAATCGAGAGTCGGAAAGTTGATACTGATTTCAAATTCAAACAACTTGAGGAAGAGATTAAGAGCAGAGAAAGCGAGATTGATCTTAAGCTTAAACAGCTCGAAGAGGAAAGAAAAAGCCGGTTGATTACCAATTGTATAGGAATTGCGGGTATCGTAATACCGTCCTTGATTACGATTTGGGGAACGGTGAAGTCCTTCGAATTCGAGAAGGAGGGAACGATCACCACGATAATGGGAAGAGGATTTATTAACAAATTACTTCCTAGAAAATAATACTTATCAACACTTCAAAACTAAGGGGTTGTGGAAACATGACCTTTTAGTTTTTCCACGGAGACTACTATGAGATATCACTATGAAAAACCTACTAGATATTCGTCCATGTACGGCGATACATATATTTGCGACCACCCTGTTTACAACAAATGCACGCTATTTCTTATAAACGGGAAGGGTTTAGCGGTTATACAGCAGCGATTTGATAGTAGTACAAAAAGTACAATTTGGGGAGAGATAGATCCATGGCTAAGAGATTCTTTATATTTACATCCAAAATTCAAAGCATTTTTCGACGAGCGTTCGGGCGAGTGTGCGGACGGTTTATATCCTACCGTAACGATCAGACAAATGATGTGGGCTTTGAAGATGAAACCAATTCGTAGGGAACGGTGGGAGACCTGCTTCGACAGACGAACTATTTAGCCTCGCGAAATTTACACACTCCTTTATGAAGAAAATCAATATAAACTTAAAGGAGATTATTTATTATGAAAATCAAAGAATGTATCGATAAAGTGACGATGAAGATTGGCTTAGCAATAGCCAAAAGGATGTCACCCGTTATCGAAGCAGCGATTGATAATCCTGAAAACTTGAAATTTGAAGGGTATATTGACGGCGACGAAATAGTCGTAAAAATCAAACTGAAGGAGTCTTAACAAAGGCTCTTTCTTTTGGATTCGCGAGAATTACATCCCCCTTTATGAGAGAAACAGATAGCTCGATTGGCAGAGCAGCAGAGTAAAATCTGAAGGTTACGGGTTCGAGTCCCGTGCTGAGTCTCTTATTTTTGGCTGGACACTATTAACTGAAAGGCGTGGGGAAAATGGAAAATCTGTTACAGCATTCTAAGTTATTTTTGCATCGTAACGCATCAACTATTCTTACTTGTTTAGGAGGTGCAGGGGTAATTGTAACTTCGATCTTAGCAGTAAAAGCAACACCTAAGGCCTTGGAACTTGTAGAAAAAGCCGAGGAAGAGAAGGGAGAAGAACTAACTAAATTAGAAACCGTCAAAGTTGCAGGTCCGGCTTATATTCCATCGATATTGGTGGGCGTATCTACGATCGCTTGTATATTTGGAGCCAACACACTTAATAAACATCAGCAAGCAGCTCTTATGAGTGCGTACGCTCTACTTGATAGTTCGTATAAAGAATACCGAGAAAAACTAAAAGAACTATATGGAGAAGAAGCACACGACGCAATCGTAGAAGCCATAGCGGTAGAAAAAGCTGAGGACATGTATGTCAGCGGATCATATTTTACAACCGGATGTGATTTGACTGCGGATGAACGTACGGGTGAGAAGGTGCTGTTCTACGACGAATACTCAAAAAGATATTTCGAGTCAACCATCGAGCAGGTTATGAACGCCGAATACCATTTGAATCGGAATTATATTCTTCGTGGATATGCGGTGCTTAACGAACTGTACGAATTTTTAGGGTTGCAACTGACCGATTACGGTGACATCGTGGGTTGGGCGCCGCTCGACGAAGGTATGTATTGGATCGAATTCAATCACAGACATGTAGTTGATGATGACGGGCTCGACTATTATATTTTGGAAATGCCATTCGAACCGTGTATCGATTATGAAGATTATTAATTCGCGAGAGTCGCATTTTATATTATGAAAGGAGGTGAGTAAATCATGGCAGAGAACTGGATGAAAGTTATTAAGGTTGGCGTAAGCGTAGCTAGCGTGGCCCTATCGTTGGTCAGCAGCAAGTTGGCAGAGCGTGAACTTAATGACAAAATCGCAAACAAGGTGGCAGAGGAACTTGCCAAAGCAGCAAACAAAGAGTCCTAAACAAGGGCTCTTTCGTTTTCAAGAAAGGAGAAAACAAAAATGAACACACCAAAATTTGTTGCGCGAGCATTTGAGGTTGTATCAAAGCATAGTCCCGATATTCTCATGGGTCTCGGAATTGCCGGAATGCTTTCCACGACTGTACTCGCAGTAAAAGCAACACCCAAAGCCCTCGAACGTATTGACGAGGCAAAAAAAGAGAAGGAAGTCGAGAAATTGACGCCGATGGAGACCATCAAGGCGACCTGGAAATGTTATATTCCGCCTGTGATTACTGGCGTAATATCTACGGCTTGCCTACTCTGCATGAGATCGGTCAATGTGAAGCGTAATGCGGCACTGGCGACCGCCTACAAACTTTCCGAGACGGCTCTCTCCGAATATCGAGATAAAGTCGTCGAGACCATCGGAGAGAAAAAAGAGCAAGCGATCAAAGAGAAGGTAGCAAAAGATCGCATTGAGAAATATGCTACCCCCGATCGAGAAGTCTACGAAACGGGAAACGGAGAGACTCTTTTCCTCGATCCTATATCCAAGCGGGTATTCAGAGGCGATATCGAACTTGTAAGACGGGCCGTTAATAATATTAACTATAGTCTTACTCACGATATGTTCGGATATGTATCGCTGAATGAATTCTACGATGAAATCGGACTTGAACGCACGTCCATAGGCGACAATATCGGTTGGAAGTTGCTTGAGGGCGGAAAGGGTCTGCTTGAGGTAGGGACATATCCCGACGTGACGAAAGACGGTAAACCGTGTCTTGCTTTGGACTATCAGGTCCAGCCTAAATACGGATACGCAGATTACTATAGTTCGTAAGCACGCGAAAAATACAACGAATATTATGAGGAAACTCAAAAAAAAACAATTTTATTAAAAGGAGAAAAAACATGGAAAACGAAATCATGAACAACGAGCAGGTTGTAGCAGAGGCAGCGGAGGTCCTTGAGACTAATGCCGAGAATGGTGTTATGCCTAAGGTAGTTGTCGGAGCAGCGATCATTGCTGGCGGCGTTCTCGCATTTAAGGGTGCGAAGATCGTCATCAACAAGGTCATTAAGCCGGCAATCGCCAAGGTGAAGGCCAAGAAGGCGGAGAAGTCCAAGACCGTCGAATGTGTCGAGTGCACCGTGGTCGAAGTGAATGACGTTGATTCCTAAACGAATTAATAGGAAGAAACGAGTATTCTCAGAAAAAAGGGGGTGCCTGTAACAAGGTATCTCCTTTTTTATTTTAACGAAAGGACTGATTACAGTGATGAACGATTACAAACCGAATTCACACAAATTCAAGAACGAACAACGGGAAGCTCTTGAAGAAAAAGCAAAAGTTGAAAAAGTTGTAATGGGTACGGCGAAGATCAAAAAGAAAAATGAGCTTCGTAAATTTGCTAATATCTTTCTTTCCGAAGATAGAAAAGATATTAAGTCTTACGTTATCAACGACGTTATCGTACCGACTATCAAGAAAACAATCATCAGCGCTCTCGACATGGCTCTGAACGGCGGATCTTCTACGTATGACAAACGAGGCTCCGCACCTAAGGTTTCTTACCGAAAGTTCTATGACGACCCTAGAGACGAGCGCCGTCCGGTATCAAATTCTGGATCACGATTTGATTACGACGATATTGTTTTCGAAACAAGAGGGGATGCGGAAGCAGTCCGTATGCAAATGGAAGAAGTCATCGAGAGATACGGATTCGTTACGGTGGCCGATCTCTATGATATGGCTGAACTGTCAGCGCCCTTCACCAGCAATAAATACGGATGGACTAATATTAGTACCGCTGAATCCGTACGCCTGAGAGATGGTGGTTATATTCTCAAGCTGCCTAGAGCATGTGTTATCGAGTAAGTTTTACAAAATAACTTAAAAGGATGTGTCGTTACGATGTTAATGACCAAAGAGTTGGAAAAAACGTTGAACAAGTATCCAATCGGTTCTCAAGACGGTAAAGGTATGGATGCCAAAGTAGTAGTTAAGTATTTAAATCCTTGCGGAGCTGGAACTTGGCTTATTACCGAAGGAGAGAAGCAAGAAAATGGCGACTGGCTGTTATTTGGCTACTGTCATATTTTCGAATGGGAATGGGGCTATGTAATGCTCTCTGAATTGGAGAATGTTAAATTGCCTTTTGGTTTAACAATCGAACGAGAACTATATGTCACAGGCGGACAAGTGAAAGATTATATTTAGGAGTATTTTATGGAAAACAAAGAGCGTAAATCACTCGGTTATCGAGTTGGCGAAATTATCGGGGTCATCCTTGGTGGATGCGTAATCACCATCGTTGTTGCACTGACAATTAAGTTGGTGGGATGGCTGTTATTCTAAGGAGGGATATATGAATTATAAGAACGATAAAAATTACGAGTCCAAAGATTTAATGGTATCGCACCCGCCTCATTATCAGTCGGAAACCGGTTTGGAAACCATCGATGTTATCGAGGCTTTTACTTTCGATCTCAAAGGTATTGAGGCGGTAGATACCGGAAACGTCATTAAGTATATTTCCCGCTGGAAGAAGAAAAATGGCCTTCAAGATTTGAGGAAAGCCATGTGGTATCTCCAGCATCTTATGAATCACGTAGAATTATTAGAAAAGGAGAATGAGAAACATGAAAAAGCTTGATATTTTGAACGGCGTTAGCAGAACATTCCACAAGATCGGTTTTAAGGTTGAGAAACACAGCCCCGAGATTCTGCTTGCTGCCGGTGTTGTCGGTGTCGTGGCCAGTGCTGTTGTTGCTTGTAGAGCGACTTTGAAGGTTGAGGAGATCACCACCGAAACAAGCAAAAAGGTGGAGAAGATTCACACCGCCGCAGAAAAGGGACAGACTGAGTCCGGCGCGGCATATTCTGCTGAAGATCGTAAGAAAGATCTGGCGATTGTATATGCTCGTACTGGTCTGGAGTTTGTGAAGCTTTACGGCCCTTCTATCTTGCTCGGTGGCGCTTCTATCGGATGCATTCTGGCGTCCAATAACATTATGCGCAAGAGAAATATCGCCCTGGCAGCTGCCTATGCAACGGTCGACAGTAGCTTCAAGAACTACAGAGCACGCTTGATCGATCGTTTCGGTAAGGAACTTGACCGTGAACTTAAATACGGTATTAAGGCGAAGGAAGTAGAGGAGATCGTTGTTGACGAAAAAGGCGAGCAGCAGGTCGTTAAGAAGACCATAGAGGTTGTCGAG